AGAACTAATCGACGCATCATGTTTAGTTCTATTGTTTATATCAAATGCTGCCCAGTCTTCTAGTGTTTTTTGTAAATACATTGTGCCATATTGTTCATTATTGTAACCTACAAAATCTTCAATATAAGCTTCGATAGCAGCAGCATGTGCTTGTTTAACATCTTCACTTGAATTAGGTATACCACCTATTTCTTTTTCTGTTACAGATAATTTATGTGCTGTTTTATCTGGACGATTCATAGAAAAACCTCTGTAACCTCTACGTTTAAAATGATATAGTAATCTTGGTTTGTTGTTTTCAGCAAGAAGTGGCATACCATAAAATGCACAAGCCATAAGTACATCCTCAAAAAATATTTCTGCAGTCTGAGGTCTAGCTATATATTCTAAAAAAAATAAATTAGCAGGAGCATCTTCCATGCTAAACTTAGTTAAACCGTGCAAAGAACCTTTTGATCCTCTACCATCTACTGTTCCTGATATATCGTAACTATCACAACCAAAAGCACCCATGTGTTCATTACCAGGATATTTTCTACCGTTTTTAACAATAACTCTATTTTGTTGATTTATATTTGGTACCCAAGAAATTAAAAATCTACCTTGATTACTAGGAACAAACATAACATTTGTGTCTTGAACACCATCCTGCCATTGGAAATTACCTTTAGTTACAACGTTTGAATGTTTTAAATCTTCATTATAATCTATTTGTTCGTAAATCTTAGTTAGATTAAATAAAGATTGTTTTGTTTCGTCTCTAAAGGCATGTTTTTCTGTACGTGGAAACTGTCTATATAATTCATTAAGTGCATCAGGATCATTCTTAAGACCATCTACTTCATTTTCCCAATGTTCGATAACACCGATTTCAATTGGGTAACCGTCTGGACCTTTTTTTGGTTTTTCTGGCGTCTCGAAGACAGGTAACCCATAAGAATCAATGTATCCTTCGTAGTTCCATTCCATAGGTATGAACAAGCTATATAATCCCGAGCTAGTCTGCCCATTGCGGTTTCTTCTGGTAACATCTGAGTCATCATATATTTTTTTATAGTTTCTACCACCTTTGTCAAGAGCATTGCTCGTTGATCCCATCATACACTTACCTATAATTCTAGAACCTAATCGTAAACAAGTTTTTGTAACCCTCCAGTTGTTTAATATATTGTCAGGTTTTTCCCACTTACCAGATTCATCATGTACAAGTAGTTTTAATTTTTCACCATCATAACTATTATCACCTGTATTTTTCCAGTCAATAGTTGTGTCTAATCCTTCAAGTTCTTCTAGTTGTTCGTTAGTATCTAATTTTTTTCTTGTAAACCTACTAGCTGGAACCCTGTATGCAAGCTCGGTTTTTGGCCTGTCCATACCATCTTGTATTGGTTTAAAGAAAAATGGGTAGTTAACTGATATGGGTACAATTTTATCGGTAAACATTTTTTTTGCATCAGATCCAGACTTTGATAACACACCATATCTAGCATCACTGGAGATGGTTGCAAGGTTGACAGTTTCACCAGATGCCATGAATGAAAAACCAGACCGTCTGTTTTTGAGGTAGCACATTCCGTAACATCTTGTATCTGCCTTACAAGCTTCCCAGAATATATAGAATAATCTGTTTGCTTCTCTAAAATCTGCTTGCCCAACATCAATCTTGGACCACTGCAAGTACATATAATGAGTACCAGTAATATAAGTAGCTTTACCTTTATTAGTGAACCAATAACCTTCGTGGCGCCTGGCAAATTCTCTATCAATGTACGCATACCATTTATCTTTAAAATCATCTGGATATTGTTTCCAGTCAAATATTGTTTTAATCTTTTTTAATGTCTTAGGGTACTCATGTGGCTTCCACGTATTATGTTCTTTATCAACATCTTTTTCTTTTGGTAACGCTATTTTTAAGTTTTGTATCTCGTATATATCACCTATTTGACCAGTTTTAGATATAACAATAACATCATGTTCTTTGTTATAACCATACTCCCACTTTTTAGATTTGTTTAATCTTTTTATTACGTGTGGTTTTATGTGATCAATTATTTGGTATAATGTTTGTTTATACATTATTTAGATCGTCTTTCTGCAAAACCTCCAAAAGCTTCTTTCTTCTTTTCTTCTTTTGGTTTATCGTTTAACATATCTTCTTCTTCTTTAATACGATTAAGTATTTCAAAAGCATCAAATATAGCTAGCTTTTTTGTAGCCGCAGCATTTTTTAATCTATCAGCCGATATATCATCATCAGAATCAACAATAGCTTCTTTAGCAACTTTTATTAATTCCTCAACTGCTTTGTGCCCAGCTAGGATTATATTCTGTTTCGTTTCCTTGACGTTCATACTTAATTACAATATCATTTGATTTCATACAATATAAGCGCTTACCATCTACAATAAATTCATACTCACCAAAAGGTTTATAACCTACAACATCTTCCTCGCTTATTTCTAGCGCTTCTAACGCACTATTACCATATTTTAATACACCAATAAGATTTTGTTCTAAAACGTTATGTATTTCAATTTTATCTTTGAGTGGTGCAACAAAACATCTATCACCAAATGACAACCATTTGTCTTTATTTTTGTATAAATAAACTTGATCTTGTTGTACAAAATATAAACCGTCTTTAAAATACGACTTACTATTTTTTTCTTCACCTCTCATGTTATACCATCTTCTAAATACATTATGATGAATCATTATTAAATCACCTTTTTTAACTGGTGTTTTATATGATAAAGGCACTTCTATAACTTTTGCTATATTATTTACAGCTTTAAAAGTTTCGACTTGAGTGTTAATTATAAGGCTTTTGTCACCTACCTTTACTTTATTATTATATCGCTGGCCGTAGGGCTCAACGATAAAATCAAATAAACTTTTCATTAATACTCTAAATCATACTCAACGGAGATTGCCATGTTAGAATTAAACTTCTTCCACGGCAATACTTCGTTGTTTTTTTTAATGTAAATGTTATAAGAATTATCTTTTGTATCAAAGAGTATATGAGATATAGTATGACCTCCATATACTGACTGGGTCAAAGAATAATGCATTGCATCGGTTTTATAATCAGAACCAATGCTAATTTTTCTAATAACAGATGACATTACTCTTTCTTGTCTTCTTCTTTTTCGATAGGTTCAAAAGATCCGTCTTCAAGATTAATGTTAATCGATCCGTATTCTTTTTCTAACTCTTTTTTGAAATCTTCAGTTTGTTTGTTGACTTCACCAAATTTTCCTAATACTTGGGCTTTTTGGGCTTCTAAAAATCCAACTTCATTTAACAACTTGTTTAAGTCTTTTTGAAAGCCTTGAATTTTTTTCAGTTGGTCTTCGGTAATCATTTGTTTTGCTTCACTCATTTTATTAAATTTAATTATTTGCCTATTGATTTAAATTTCTCTGCACCTCTTGAACCGAAATAGGCAACATAAACGGTTATTAGAAGTGATTTTAAAAGATCAATCCATCCAGTATCAATACTGAATGCTATATCAAAACCATCTAACAAAATAAAAATAACAAGAGATGTTGTTAAAAATATCAATGTCATTGGTCGTGTGTTTTTAGATAACCAACTATCTGATTTCATATCGCTTTCCCAACGTTTTGAAATTTCTTGTAGTTCAGTCATATCTTGCTCTAATAATTTAAGAGCTATTTCTTTGTCTTGTGGCGGTAAGTCTTCATCTTTGTCTATAAGGTTTTTAACCATACCTAGCGCACCTTGATCAGGCAATATATCTCCTATTACATTTATAATACCTGATTTACCTAGTAGAAATTTTCCTACCTTAGTATCTTTAAATTTTTTTTTAGGTTTAGACATAATTATCCTGCTTTATAAGCTTCTACCTCCCAAGGTAAATTCTTATTTGATTCGTTAAATTCTTTTCTTAAAAATTTTTTACCTTTAAAATAAACAGCTTTATCATCATAATCTAATTCACCTGATTTCATTTGTTCGATGTGAACATTTTCATGATTAATAGTATCTTCTATTTGTTTTGGATCTGTTAAATCTTTATTTATTAAAATATTTCCTCGTTTATCAGCCCTACCCATAACGTTTTCTTCCATAGGCATATTAACTATTGGAGTAGCATGTTTTGTAAAAGGTGATTTTAATTTAAAACTCATTTTCCAGGAAACATTTTATTTAATACGTTTTTACGTTTTTCACAGCCACAGGGTATATTTAAACCCTGTGAAACTGTGTCAACGATTTTTTTGATACCAGTGGCCTTAGTGAAAGACTCTATTTTATCACCTAAACCAGGTTTCATGTTAAGAAATTACTACTTGTGAAAATACTACAAAAGTAAGAGCTTGTCCAGTTGCGCTAACTGTTGCAGGAATACCTCCTACTTTAGAGACGCCATTTCCTGGAGATCCAGAGTAAGCATCTAAAAGTGCGTTTAGTACTGAAAATCCAGTAGCAGCAGCCGTGTGAGTAATTTGTAATTCAACACCACCTTCACAAATGATAGATGATACTGTTGTTGGGTTAGTTTGAGGTGCCCCTACACTTCCTTGATGAATTAAGACAATCTTGTCTTTGTCGATAATAAATTTGTCTGTGATTGATGTTGCACCTGATCCACCCGTAATTGGGATTTCTAAATAAGCCATAATAATTGTTTTTTGTTTTGTTAATAATTAATTGTTAATTGGTATATAATTAATGGTTTTATTGGTTTTACTTTTTATATTTTTTACCAACTTCTTTTTTATTTCTTGAAGCTAAAACTTTTCCAGATCCGCTCCCAATAATTCTTACCGCTTTTCCTTCTATTTTACTTTCTTTGTCTTGTATGTATTTTTTTTTAGCCGGTCCTTTTTTATGACCATACTTCTTCATACCTTCAGCTTCTTTTTTTTCTTTATCATCTTGAAAGATTTTCTTTTTGTCGTTTTTTATTTGAATTCTTTCTTCAGCCATGTCTTTATCGTAATCAGCTTTTTTAGGCCCTTTTTTATGTCCGTATTTTCCTGGAGCAGCTTCAATTTTAGCTTTAAGTTCCTCTGGTAAATTTTTTTGTTTACCAACCAGTTCTTTTTCAGGACCCATGTGTTTACCATATTTAGAAGCACCTTTTTCAGCCATACTAGCATGCGCAGCTTTTCTTTGAGCATCGGTTTTGTATTTAGCCATACCTACAGGTTCTCCGGCCATATATTTCATCATACCTTTTCCTACGACTTTATTATTCATACTGCCATAAGCGCCAGGTCCTGGCATACCACCTGGATAAGACATTAAATCCTTAGCTTTTCCACTCATTTTTGGTTGATCATATTTTGCACCACCAAGATGGTTTGGCCCTATCTTAGGATGTTTTGTTATTCCTTTTGTTCCCATAATAATTTATTTTTTTTGTTTTATTTTTTGGATTTACATCCGAAGTTTTTAGCGTAGTTAGCCATTTTGACCACCGCTGGTGAATATTCTTTTTGTTTTGACATTACAGCACTAGCAGCAGAACAAGCGTCTTTAAAACCGTTCTTTTTAGCCCAAGCTGTAAATTTACCTTTATTACTTTCCTTTATTTCAGGAAATTTTTTTAATAATGGAGATTGTATATAAGCCATAATATTAATGTAATGCGATTAAACTTGCTGCTGTTATACCTCCTGCTACTGCAGTTACCTGAACAACTGAAACTGGCAACACAAAACCTTGAGCAGGATTTGTAAATGTCATTGTTTGGTTATCAACAGTTAAAACAGACACACTAGGTAATACACTAAATGAAAAGGTTAAAACTGAATCATTAGCTATAAGAGCAGCTAAATTAGCTACTAACGTTAGTTGGTTAGCAGTATTTACTACATCAACAACTCCAACTAAAACGCCATCATCATATACATTCATCCCTGACTGAATATATGGATTAGAAACTTTATAAGTTACAACTTTTTGAGCAGCAGCTGATAGATTTGCTGTTGCACTAGTTACTGATCCAAAATTGTTACCTTGTTCTGGTGAGATACCTACATACAAACTATATTCTTTCCAACTATTCTGATTTACATTAAAAAATGTTAATGTTTGACCAGCATTCATTTGAACAGGTTTGTTTAATGTTATAGTAGTATTAGTTGCATGTACAACTTGCTCAACTATAAGATTATCATTTATAGTTATTGGGCTAGGAGCCACTGTAGGTCCTGTGATATACATACCTCTTTTTATAGAAGCATTAAGTGTTAATACTATAGTTACAGATGTAGCCGCGTTAGTAACTGATGTTGCTGTTGTTGATTCTGTTATTTTAACTGTACCGTCAATCAATTGAGTACCACTGACAACTGGTGTAACACCACCTTTAAAAGCTTCAGTATAATAATTTCTAATCATAATGTTTTATTTTTTTTTTTTTATTTAACATTTCCATCTACGTCTAGCGGCTTTACCTCTTTCACCGGTCCAACCTTTTGATCTAGCGCAAAATGATTTTCTTCTTTTAGCAGCTTTACTACCAGGTTTAACTTTACCTGTTACTGCAGTTTTTAATTTACTACCTGGGTTTTGTTTTCTATACTCTTTAACACCCTTATCAGTCATACCAGCACCTTCATCAGCACTTCTAAAATTTCTTCCTTTACCTTTAGTTGTTTTTCTAAGTCTTGTGAAAGGAGATCCATGCTGTACGTATGCCATTATATTACTTTATATTTTGTTTTACTATTTTCTTTGTAAGCTTGTAAACATCGTCTTCTATTAACATCTTCTGAAACATAACTTACATGTACCCAGTCTGGATTATTTTCTGTTCCAAACTCCCAAATCATCTGATCATAATCTAAATTATTTTTAATATACTCATACATTTCTGCATTAGTTTTATGACCGTATTTATCATCTATGTCAATTGCACATCCTATACAGTGTTGTGAAGATGTACTTCCGCCAATAGCAGAATTTAATTTGGGTGAGCGATAGAAACTATTAATAGCGATTGGACCACCTACAAATTTACGTAATGGTTCAAACACTTTTTCAGCAATAGTTTTCATGTTAATCAAGTCTAAATCACGAGGTGTATTATCAATATTTAACCTAGTGGCTGTGTTAGATTTAATCCCTTCTTTAAGCGAGATGTGTTCACTTATTCTATCACTCATTTTAGTGAGTTTTTACTTTGCTAAAGAA